ATATATATTATCAAAATAACATAAATAATAAATAATAAATAATAAATAATAAATAAAATTTTATTGATATTTTTTTCTTTATATTTATTATAATATGAATGAATTTTTTGATGTCGGTGAATTACTTAGACGCGCGATTAAATATTTAGTAGAAGGCCTACTTGTAGCGATTGCTGCCTTTGCGATTCCACAAAAAACCCTTAAATTAGATGAGATTGCGCTCATTGCNTTAACNGCTGCTGCTACATTTAGTATTCTTGATACATATATCCCCAGTATGGGTGTCTCTGCTAGAACAGGTGCCGGTTTTGGTATAGGTGCTAATCTTGTAGGATTTCCTGCCTAGAGATAAGCTAACGATAACTTTTATCAATATCAATCAATATCTATATCTATAATATCTATGCAATATATAAATATATACGCATATATCTATATAAATATATACGCATATATAAATATATACGCATATATCTATAATGGATAATATTAAAAATATGGAGATACCCACTAGATATAATGATATTATTGCAACTCTAAAAAAATACTATATAGCACGTGATTCCTCGCATGGATTCGAACACGTAGAGAAAGTCTGCAAAAATGCCCTCTATATATATAATACAATTCAACTTACCACTGAAAAAAAACATGACGACGAACTAATATTAGTTATATCATCATTAGGACACGACATATGGGATCATAAATATTTTTCGGATAGTGATGAAATTGATAAAATTAAATCTTTATTTATGTATTCAATGTTTATATGCGATGTCTCAAGTGCAATAATTTTCAAATCTATTAAAATTATTGATAGTATTTCATTATCAAATGAATATAGATTAAGACAAGAGGGAAAACAACTAGAATTAGATCCAGAAATTATATTTATTAGAAATATAGTCTCTGATGCTGATAAATTAGAATCATTAGGACTCGTATGTGTTGAGAGAATGATTGAATATGGAATTCACAATAAAATTATCGATAATGCAGAACATTTCCAGCATATTAAACTACATTGCCAAACAAAACTATATAGATTATTACATGATAATTATATTACGACAGATATAGGTCGTAGATTGGCAGAACCATTGCTACAAGAATTAAAAAATATAGTAGATAATGATGATATATTGAGAGAGACTATAACTCAATATATTGATACTAGATTATGTGTTTAAATTTATATAGAATTTTTCAAATTTCGTTAAAAAAAGTTGGTTAAAAAAGTTGGTTTAAATAGTTGGGATAAACTCCCAATCCAATGCCTTACATATTTTTTTCCATATTTCATCTTGTTCTATCCTTTTTTCTCTGTCTTTCAACATTGGAAAATATGGCAAGAAATCTTGTTGATCTAATAATTCACATAACTTATAAATCGTGTAATAGTAGTTCAAAAAATTAACTCTATCATCAGGACAATATTTTGAATAAGGTCCTTGTATTTCCATAAATAGATTGCATAAAGTCTCTTCTAATACAGCACTCATAATTGGTGGTTTAATTCCCAATTTATCTTTAATAAATGGTATATGTTCATAGTATTTATTATAGCCCAATTTTTTTAAGATATCTTTAGCCTTTTTATTGGTAATTTCTTCTAATTGAATTCTCTCTTTTTTAATTTGTAATTTGATATTTTCTAATACTTCAACTGGTATCTGTGTCGTCTCTTTAGCCTGAAATTGTGCCAAAATCTCTCTAAAATGATTTATTCTTTTATATGCATAGAAACAAACCTCTTTAGGAGGTTCTTTATAAGATGGTTTTTCGTTTTCAATCAAAAATCGAATACTTTTAGAACAATTATTACATAATAAGATTCCTTCATGTTCAACTGGAATCATTTCGCCTTTATGACAATAGTTACATATACTAGTTTGCTGACAAAAATTCGCCATATTAAATTTATCCTTATTAATATTTCTAAAATACTTTTCAATATTATTAACTTCAATCTCAGTATTTATATTTTTATTATCTCGATTAAAAAAAGAGTCGAGTGATTTTACATTTTCTTTAGCAGAATTTTGGTTNTTATTATCTTTAGACATTTGGTTATTATNATCTTTAGACATTTGGTTATTATTATCATCATTATCTTTAGAAGTTTGATTATCAGCGATTTGTTTTTTATTCTCAAAATATGTGAAAATATATTCAGAATTATTTAGGAAATAGTTTTTCTTTTTTAATCGTAATTTATTTATATTTTTTTGGATTATATTTATTGTTTCAGACAATTCNAGTCTTTTTACTATATTTTTTTCACTTTTTAATTCGGCTTCTAAATTTTTTTTATCTAGCAAATATTTAGGTATAATTACATTTTCATCATTATAAAATTCATCCAAGAATTCTTTATGTTTACTATCCAATGTTTCATTTATTTTTTGATTATTTTGTAGTTTTTTTGTATTTTTTGGCTTAAAATTAGGCATTACTAGTATTATAGTTATTTATTTAATTTGTAATTACATTTATATTATAAAATCTTTTTCTCTAAAAAATTTAGAGACTCGCGACTAATGGATCGTGAAAGTAATTATACAACTACAACAACAACCAATACAACAACAATGAAATTTACTGATTTACCAAAAATAAAGACTAATTATTTAACTTTACAAAAAATGGCTTTTTTATATAATGCTTTAGAAAATGGTTGGCAACTATCCAAAAATAATAATAAATATATATTTATCAAAAACCACGAAGATAAACAGGAAATTTATTTAGAAGACTATTTAGAAAAATTTGTAATAAAAAGTCTAGAGTTTAGAGAAAAAGTCTAGAGTTTAGAGAAAAAGTCTAGAGTTTAGAGAAAAAGTCTAGAGTTTAGAGAAAAAGTCTAGAGTTTTTCGTCAATAATTCTATATAATATAGACTAGAATCTTATATAGAAAATCAAATAAAAATCTTTTTTTTGTGAAATAAATTTATATAAATCAAATATTTTTAGATTTTAATTAAATTAATTAAATTAAAATCGAAAAAATTATTTTCTTTACTAATATTATAAAAAATGGGTGGTGGATTAATGCAATTAGTCGCCTATGGCGCTCAAGATGTTTACCTAACTGGTAATCCCCAGATAACATTCTGGAAGGTAACATACCGCAGACACACCAACTTTGCTATGGAATCTATCGAGCAGACATTCAACGGCCAATGTGATTTCGGTCGCCGTGTTACTTGCACTATCTCCCGTAATGGTGATTTAGCCTTCCGCACCTACTTACAGGTAACCCTCCCTGAAATTAATCAGCAGATGAGACTGACAGGCACAGCTGGTCAAGGTGTCTATGCACGTTGGTTAGACTTCCCTGGCGAACAAATGATCTCGCAAGTTGAGGTCGAAATTGGTGGTCAGCGCATCGATCGCCAATATGGTGACTGGATGCACATCTGGAATCAGCTAACCTTATCCAAGGAACAGGAACGCGGTTATTTCAAGATGATTGGCAACACCACACAGCTTACATACATTACTGATCCATCATTCAATGACGTTGACGGTCCTTGCGACTCGAATGCGCCCCGCCAGGTTTGCACTCCCCGTAATGCTCTCCCCGAAACAACCCTCTATGTTCCACTTCAATTCTGGTACTGCAGAAATCCAGGTCTTGCTCTTCCCCTTATTGCCCTCCAATACCACGAGGTAAAGATCAACCTTGACATCCGTCCCATCGATGAGTGCTTATGGGCCGTCAATTCCCTTGCTACTACTAGTGGCTCGGTCAAAGTAACAAATGCATACAATCAGTCCCTAGTTGCCGCCTCGCTATACGTCGATTATGTCTTCTTAGACACCGATGAGCGCCGACGTATGGCCCAGAACCCCCACGAGTACCTCATCGAACAGCTTCAATTCACTGGCGATGAGTCGGTCGGTTCGTCCTCCAACAAGATCAAACTCAACTTTAACCACCCTTGCAAGGAATTAATCTGGGTAGTTCAGCCTGATGCCAACGTCGATTATTGCTCATCGCTTGAGGCTGGAACACTCCTCAACCGGATCCTCGGTGCTCAGCCTTTCAATTATACTGATGCGGTCGATGCCCTCCCTAATGCTATTATGGCGTTCGGCGGTGACAATGCTGTAAGTGCGACAACTGGCTCTTACATTACAGGATCTGGTCTATTCGACGATGCGGGTGCTATTGATTTCCCAAGTACCGGTACTGGCTGGTCTATGGGATCTACTGCTTACTCTAACCCTAATTTTGGTGGCTCTCTTGAGAACTCGGGTGTCTCTGATGCCGGCACTTTTGTCCTCTCTGAGACCGCTCTCCACCTTCACTGCTGGGGTGAGAATCCCGTTGTTAC